CAAAAAATTTTGTTAATTGATTTTGATAAGTCCATATACTTTTTATACCTAATTTTACACTCATTGGTGTTTCAAAATACATTCTATTTTCCCCCAACCTTTTCGGTTATTGTTTTAATAATTTTTTGTTGGTTTCGGATTACCCTATTAAACATAAATCTAAATGTAGATAATTGTTCAACTTTAATCATTTCTTTTATATACTCAAACCCCAAATCCGTTTCTGATTTTTCAGTAGTCAAGGATTTCTTGTCTGCTGTTTCCGTTTCAGGCTCTGATACGATTTTATACCAACCTTTCTCATATCTTATGTTTTGGTTCATTTCAACATTCCTATAATTTTATCCAATTTATTATTTTGATTTGCGATATACATTCTCATATCAATATTAGTTGTAGTCACTTTAACTAAACTGTCTGAAATGTCTACTAATTCCTGAATAACACAATACAATAATTCATCTGTTTCTGTAAATCCTAATTTCTTTCCAAAATTTTTATTTAATGTTTCTTTTAATCTGTCTGTTGTCATTGTATCCTCCTAAAACTAAAAAGGGATTTCTTTATCATCTAAATTTTCAGCAACTACATCTCCTTTAGGTTCTTCTGTAAGTTTTTTGTTGTAGGCTTCTAAAACTAAATCTATTAATTCCTGTCTCGCTTCTTTTGTTATAGGGAAAACCAAATCTTCATACTGCATATCTTTTTTTTGTCTACTTGGCATTGAAATAAAAAGTCCGTTTCTGCCATCAATTACACGAAAAGACTTACAAACAAATTTGCCTCCTATTGTTAAATCTGCAAATGCTTTTGTATTCCCAAAATCAACCAAATTAATTCTAACATTTGAAATTAAATTTTTCATATTCTTGCTCCTTTTTTAATTATTTGTTATATTATATTTATTTTATAAAAAATGTCAATAGTTATTTTGTTTTTTTTAAATATGTTTCCATTTGTGATTATAAATAACTCCTGATATACAACCTACACTAAATTTAAAAATTGTTCGTTCATTTTATTCTCCTAATAATTCAAATATTTTCTAATTATATCAATACCTTTGTCATAATCATTACTGTTAATTGGTTCTTTTGCATTATATTGAAAATAATTTATCATTATTCTTTTGCATTTAGAATAATCAATACATTTTCCTGTGTTTCTTTTTATTTTATTTTGTTCTAATAATTTCACTAAATTTTCTTTATTAAATTCTGTATTGTTTAAATTATCTAAATTCCTATTCATATTTTCATTAAAATATTTATCTATCCAATTATTTTCCATTAAAAATCATCTCCCATTTTATTTTTAATATCAATATCACAAAATCTCATTCCTTTTTCTCCAATAAATTCACTAAAACAAGTTCCCAAAGAACCATTACGATTTTTTCTTATTATAATTTCAGCAATTTTATCATTTGAAAATGTATGTTTGCAATTATTATAATATACTTCCATATCTCTGCCTTTGTTATATTGTTCATCTCTATATAACATTAAAATTAAATCAGCATCTTGTTCTATTGCACCTGACTCTCTCAAATCTGACATTATCGGTCTTTTATCCTGTCTAATTTCTAATGCTCTTGATAATTGAGATAATACTAAATGAGCAGTATTGGTTTCATCTGCAATAGATTTCATAACTGCTGATATTTTTGTTACTTCCTGTTGTCTGTTTCCATTAAATCTATTCATATATAATTTTTGAATATAATCTGTTGCAAATAATTTTATTCCCAATGATTTTTTAACTCTTTTAGCTTTAACTAACATTTCATAAGGGTCAACTGTTTTACTATCATCAAAATGTATTGGTAAAACTTCTAAATCTGCTATTGCAGTATTATATTTAGTCCATTCATCTTCTGACATTTGCCCACTTTCTATTTTAGAAAAATTAATTCCTGATATCATTGCTATTAGTCTGATTGTTAATTTATAGTTAGGCATTTCTCTTGAAAATATATAAACAGGATTACCTTGTAATGCTGTTGCATAACATACCTTTAACATTAAAGATGTTTTACCCATTGAAGGTCGAGCCGCTAAAATTATCATATCTGAATTTTGAAAACCATTTGTTAATTTATTTAATTTTTTTAAACCTGTATTATATCCTGTTAATTTTCCTTTATTTTTAGATGCTTTTTCAACCATATCTAATACTAAACTTAATTCATTTTTTATAGAACTAAATTGATTATCTACAACATTTGCTCCTATGTTTATTATATCTCTTTCAGCTTTTGATATTATATCATTTGCATTTTCATTATCCATTGAACATTCTTTTAAAATTTCGTCTGTTTTCTTTATTAATTCTCGTTTAATATATTTATCCTTAATAATATCCACATAAAATTTAAAGTTGTTAAAAGCTTCTCCATTGTTTATTAATTCTGTTAAATAAACTCCACCTGAAATTTCACTAATATCATTTTTTTTTTGAAAACAATCTAAAACTGTAAATGTATCAATAGCAATATTATTTTTAAATAAATATAATATAGTTTGATATATTTTTTTGTTTTTATCTGAATAAAAATAATCAGAATGTTGTAAATCATCAACTATTTCTGTTAGATTATCAGGATTAAAAAATATTGCCCCTAACAATGCTTTTTCGATTTCTATATCATAAGGTAATTTAATCATCGTATAAATCCCCCATTTCATCTAAATTGATTACTGTTGTTGGTTGATTGTTATCATTATAATGCTTAATAAATTTATTAGGTTTTGGAAAATGTTCTTCCGTTTGAATAATATGTTGTACTGCTATTTCAAAATTTTCATTATCTATATGTTGAACAGCCTCATAATAAATTCTTAAATATTCATTTGATAAATCTTTTGTTATTGCATTATGATTAAATATTAATTTTAATTTGTCTATTCCTTTTTTAAATTCTGTTTTAGTCATTTAAAAATTCCTCCATTGCTTTATTGTAATTATCATTTGATTTTATATTATTATTTTTATTTGTAAAGTCTTTTTTATTTCTCATCCAAGTTTGTGATTGTAGTTTCCAATTTTTTATTTTTTCCCCTTTTCTAAACCAATCAACAGCTCCATAATGATTATAAAATTTATATGCTTCTTCTTCAGGAAAATTTTTATCTTTAAAATAAGCTAAAATTTCTTGTATTACAGGTTCTTTAAATTTTTTAGTTTTTTTCTTCTTAACTTCTTTATTAATAATAATATCTTTATCCTTTTCTTTATCTTTATCTTTATCTTTAACCCTTTCCTTGAGGTCTTTTAGACCTCTACAAGAAGTCAATTCTATTCCATTTGTTTTATACAAATTATATATAGATTTGTGTACTTTATTATTTAAATTCATTTTAGTTCCATATTGGAAAATAAAAAAATCAGGCAAGAACCATTTCTTTTCATTTAATGGGATAATTCTTTCTTTATCAGAATTAAAATAATTTAAAGCATCTATTGAGTTCACTTTGACCTCGTATAGACGACAAAATAAGGTCAAATTAACCTTAAATATTCCTGAATGGTCGCAATTATCTTTTAAATAAAACCAAAATAATTTATAATCTATTGGAATATCAATAAACCAATCTTGCTTCCATATTTCTGTATCTGTAAATCTTTTAGCCATTACACACTACTCCTATTAATAATTTTATTATTTTTAATTTGATTGGGTATAAAAAATGCGTCCGAGTAGGTGTGATAGTAAAGAACCTGATTGGTTACTTTTGTATCCTCGAACGCAATATTATTTAATTTAATTTTTTTCATAATAATCAATCATAAATTCTAAACTATAACACCTATTAATATAATACACCATAACAAAAAAAAAGTCAACTCTAAAATTAATTTCAATCAAAATCCAAAAGTAACTGCATAGAAAAAGCATTGTTAATATTATTTTTAAGTTTATTAATATTCTTATAACAAGTTGAATATTTTTTTAATTCAGTTAAGAAATAATCATTAGCTTCAATTTTAGTTTCAACTAAACAATAACCGCCTGTAACAATATCAGATGCAATTAAATGTCCACGATGTCGAAGTATTTCAATTTCTTTTCTAACTTTCCTATCACTATAACCTGTTGCATCAATTAATTCTTTTCTTGTTACTGCATTAGATTTTCCTTTCTTCAATAAATTTATTATCATTTTTTCTGTCCTTATATTGTAATTTGATTTAATCATTTTTAACTCCATTATAATAATCGTACGGATTTCGTTTAATTTCATAATCGTTTTTGAATAGTTCATAAAATATAAATTCAAGTACATTAACACAAATTGAGTTTCCTGCCTGACGATATTTTTGTGTATTAGAAATAATATCATCAATCTTATTAAAATCATCATCTGCAAATGCCATTAATCTCCAACATTCTTTAGGAGTTAGTTTTCTTATTCTGTAATTACCATTAGTTTTAATTGCAGTTTTTAAATATTCATTGTTTTGTATTGTTTTCAAACAAGGGCTATTCCCATTTTCACTCCATATCCTTTGTTCCTGTTCAAACTTTGGTTTCATATCACAACCACAAACACCACCTTTTTTATATTTAATTTCATCAATTTTCAAATACTGTGAATTTTTTTCGGTTTTATAATAACAGGCTAAAATAGTTTTTGAAAATTCTGTATCTTCAAAAGAATCATTGCCCTGTCTTTCAAGATATTTAACTCTTGTATCACTCAAATAATACTTCTCATCAACTTTATCCTCCAACACATCTTTTAACCTAATACCATTATCAAAACCTATTGGAAATTTATAAGTCAACCTATCAAACAATCCGTATTCTTCAACTTCCCTATTTTCATTAACATCGTTTCTAATAGACACAACAAAAACTCTTTCTCTGTTCTGTGGGGTACCATAGTTTTTAGCATTTAAAACTGCGTAATAATTCATATATCCATAATTTCTTAATATACCCAACCATTCAAAAAAATAAGGTTTCATTTCTTCTGTTATTAATCCTTTAACATTTTCTAATAATAAATATGTTGGTTTTTTTTCTTTTATAGTTCGTTCACATTCCCAAAGTAAACTCGACCTTGTTCCTGAATCTCTGCTTAATCCTTTTCGTTTACCTGCCATTGATAAATCTTGACAAGGGAAAGAATAAGTAAATAAATCAAAATCAGGCACATCATTCCAATCTACTTTAGATATATCGCCATAGTTTTTAGTTTCTCCGTGAATAGCATTATAAGATTGAATTGCATATTTATCTATTTCAGCAATACCGATACTTTCAAAAGGTAATCCCAAATTTCTTAATGCCATAGCTTGAGAACCTACACCTGCAAATGCCTCAAATAATTTAATCATTTTTAAGTTCCTCTAACTTATTTTCAATCTCATTAATACAATTATTGTAGCCTGTAAATTCTTTAATATAATTATCTGTAAATTTATCAGTTAAATTAACATCAATTTTATTAGGAATAATGCTTTCAATTAACTCAATCATATTATCTCTAATATGTTTATGTGCAGTTGTTAAATTCATTGTATTGTGATTTACATCCCATAATATTTTGCTTAATAAACAATCAAATTGTTTCATCACTCAACCTCCCTCAATTCAAATAATTCTGTTGGTTTTTTTTTTAAACTTCTACAAATTTTTTTAACTGTTTTAGTTCCTGTTGGAATTAAATTATTAACTAAATCATTTAAGTATTTTTTGTGTGTGCATATTCTATCTGCAAATTCTTTTTGTGTCAATAACTTTTCCGATAATACTTTTTTAAACTCTTCTTTTTTTATATACCATTTCATAATTTACTCCCTAATTTCTTTTAACTTTGCATTCAAAATATTCTTTAATAAATTTTCATAATGTTCAGTACATTCGTTTAATTTATCAGTTTTAAAATTATATTGACATTTCAAATCTCTAATATATTCTTCTAATTTACTATTAATATCACTTAAAAAATAATTTTCTTTTTCTAATTTTATTACTTTTTTTTCCAATTCTTTTTTTAACATCACTTCACCCTTACTGCAGGTTTCATTGAACCAAATGCCTTTATTGTTTGTACTTCTAATTCTATTGCTTTTCCTTGCCATTCTTTAACCTTATTAGTTCCCAACCTATAAACTATCAATTTTATATTAGTTGCATTTAATTTTAAAGGTTTTGGTGTTTCCTGAAAATGTATTAATAAAGCATTTTTTTCTGAATTACCATTATCATATTTTAATAATGCGTGTTTTTCAACTCTATCAATTGTTAATTTAATTGGTTTCTGTCCTATAAAATCTAATGATGATAAAAATCTTCTATCCATTTCTTTAATAATACTTCCTGTTATTTCTTTTCCTTTTGGTATCTGTGTCATAATTTAACTCCTATATAATAATTTTAATTAAAATCTAAATCTACTTCTATTTCATTGTTTTCTAACAAAAACATTTCAAGCTTTTCTTTGTCAATTTCAAAACTTTCTTTTCCTGTTATGTCAATCATCATCTTATTCATAATAGTATGAAATTCAGTTAGTTTTGCTATCATATTTTTAATGTAAGCGTCGTTTCTTTCAATTCTAATAATGTGAATTTTAATTTCTGAATTTGCTATTCTCGGGTCATAACTTATAAAATCACACCAACTTCTGCCTGTATTCCATAAGTTGAATTGACATTGTGCAATGTATTCTTTTTTAATATTATCTGTTAATACTGTATTTATATGATTAGCAGTATTCGGGCATTTAACTTCTATAATACCATCATAATCTACCAATCCATCGGGAGAACCGCTTGTATATTTAAAAGTTGGATTATCAATACTTCCTACTAAATTAACTTTTGTTTTTGTTACATATTCATAAGTTTTAATAGCTTCAGGTTCATATAATACTCCGTGCTCTATTGCTATATTTTTTCCAATTAATTTTGGTATTCCTGTTAGCCTTTCACTTATAATTTCAAGCATATATGTTTTAGCAGTTTGAGATAATTCTCCTGATTTTCTACTATTAGTTAATATTGCTGATACTTTAGATGCTGTTACTTTTCCCAATCTGTTTGCAAACCATTCTAATGTTCTTTGTTGACACATAATTCACTCCTAATAATTATTTTTAAATTTTTCTATAATAACTTTTTCGTTAATTTCTTTTTCAAGTTTTTTAGCTTCATATAAAGCTTCTCTTTTAGTTCCACTTTGACAACCAATTTTAGCATTGTCAGAAACTCTTATAAAAATCCAATCCATAATATCCTCCTAAACTAAATCTATATCTTCATCAACTTCATCTATTGTAATATCGTATTCACTATAATCATCATCATAATCAATATTCATAACCTGTATATAATCTTCCATAATATCCTCCTAATTATTAAAATTATACTCTGCTAAATAATTTTCTATTGCAGATACAATTCTTTTTTTGTTTTTATCTTTCAAACTATTAAAATTAATCCACTTGTTTCTAATTTTAATTTCTAATGTATCATCAATAATATTAATATCATCTATTTCTTCAATATAAATTCCTCTATTACCATCTGCATCTGCTCCATAATTATTTTCTGAATAATAAATAACTTCTGCATACAAATCAAAATCAATATAAAGTTCACATATTTTTGATTCAACTTCCAATCCATATTCCTCAACATTATATTCTTCTTTCCAACTTCTCATTATAATATACCGCCATAATTTAATACATTAAATATTATAAAACATCCTAAAATTAAAACCATTGCTAAATATATCATCAAACAAGCTAAATCATTTTCTGTAATAACTTCAATGTCATCATTGTAATTAATTTTCATTTTATTTCTCCTTTTAAATAAAAATTCTATTATCAATTATTTCTTTTTGCTCTACTTTTTCTGTTGGATGTTTTTTTAAAAAAAACTTTATTTTTTCTTTTACTTCTTGCATATCCCAACCTGTTCCTACATAAATATGATTTGTAGTTGTTAAAGTAAAATTAACTATACTTTCCATTTTAAACTCCTTAATAAAAATTTAATAGACTACCCTACCGAAGTAGGATAGTGTATAAATCTTTATTATTATTCTACAATTATATAATCAATTCTTTCGCTTTGTATTTTTGTTATTTTATTCTCAAAAGAAAAAGCCGTATAATAAACTTTTGAATTTTTAAATTTCAAATCAACTGAATTAGTATAAACATTTCCAATCCATTCAATGGTTTTTGTTATTCTTTTAGCATTTTCATAATTTCCGTGATTAACTCCAATGGCATTTATTGATTTACGATAAACAACTATTTTTTTTCCAACTTCTAATTCTTCTAATTTCATTTTTTTACTCCTTAATAAAAATTTAATAGATAGCCATATTAAAAATATGACTATGTATAAATCGTTATTGATTTAGTAACTTGCATTCTATGTATCCTGCAAATGTTATATTACTTTTTGGTATCAACAAAAGTTGATGTTGTTTTGTTTTTTTAAGTTGATAAAAATATATAATAAAAAGTCCATATTGTAAAGATTTATTTTTGATATTATATTAACTCTTTATTTTTCAAACAATTATATTTAATATTATTTGTTATATTATATAAAATATTATACAATATTAAAATAAATAAAAAAAGTTATTGCATTTTTTTTATTATTATACTATTATATATATATGATTAATTACAAAAACATTTATGTTGCAGAAGAAACTCAAAAATATAAATTCCTTTTAGCTGATTGTGTTAAAGATACAATAAGAACTTTAGATAAATATATATATGTGCTTGAAAATCATTCTCCATATTTTAATTTCTTTCAATATGAAACTTATGAAAATGAAATAGAATTTGTAGAAACAGGTGGATTATATAATCTATTAAAATATCTTGATGTTAGCAGAAATGAATTTGTAGAACTTGCAAAATACAAAATAAAATTAATAAAGAAATTGAGAAAAGGAAACAAAGTTATTAAAAAATTTAAAAAGTTATCTATTAAAAATAAAGTTTCTAAAATAATTGGTAAATATAACACTAAATCTAAAATTATTGATGGAAAAAAGAAATGTTCTAAATGTTCAGAAATTAAAGAACTTAAATTTTTTTATGTTGACAAAAGATTGAAAGATGGATACAGGTCAAGCTGTATTGAATGCAAAAAAGTATTAAATTAACTACTTAATTAATAGTAAACAACTTAATCAAATAATAAAAATAAATGGTTAAATCACATTGTTTTCAATGTTTATTTATGATATAATTATTATATCAAATCTAATTTTCAAGGATATAAAAATATGAAATGTTCTAATCTTTTTTGTGTTAATTATACAAAAAAAATCAATAATAAATATAATTGTAAATTAAATACTATGATTGAAGTAAGAACCTGTAAACAAAGAAAAAATTACAATTGGTTTTACAGAAATTTATTCTTGCTAATTAATGAAAGATTAATTATAGACCAAGACCATTTACTAAAAATTAAATTAAAATTAAAACAAGTTAGAGAATATTGGAAAAGGAAATTATTATGAAAATAACAATAGAACATTATGAAGAAAAATATATTATTGAAACTGAATATGACGATGTATCTGTAGAAGATATGATTAATTATTTTAATAAAATTGGATTTTTTGCAGGTTTTCAGATTAAAGTTGAAGAAAAATTTGAAACCGAACAGTAACCTTACCCCATAATTTTACTAACATAAGGTATCATTTAGGGTAACTTTTTGTAACTAAAAACATATACTTTTTGTTAAAAATGTATACACATTGTAATTACTTATATACTTTTGACTAAAAAGGTATACAAAAATGTATACTTTTCAGAGGAAATATAGACAAAAGTGTCTATAAATACTTCTAAAATACAATTTATTACCACTATAACAGTAAATTGGTTAGAAATAGCACCTAAATTTAATAAAAGGTGCTACCTTTAACCAAAATCATCACAAAATTAAATTGTTTTCAATATGACAATCTAAACCTTTTTCATAATCCCATATAAAACTATCTATTCCTTTTGCTGAACCTACAAAACCCATAGCCTTGTGCCAACTATCTAACGGAGCCATACTCTTTAAATATCTTATATTTGTTCCCTTAGTATCTTCAACAGATACAAATTTAACTTCTTTTTTATGATGTAAATGTCCTAATTGAAATTCTCTATAATTAGAATTTGCCCATAATAAAGGTTGTTCTGTTGCCATTATTAAAGGTAAATCATTTACTTTTATTTTATTTCCGTGTGCTAATCCTAAAAGAACTTTGCCGAAAGAATAATATTTTCTAATAGAATGACTATTATCAACATTAACATTGTTACACTTTTTGAAATACCAATCAATAGCACATCCTAAATAATAACTTCTTTCAAAATCGTGATTACCTTGTATTATTACTACATCAACAGGTGCTTTTTGTCTTAACATATTTATTGCTTGAATATTTAATTGTATTCCTAAATCGAATAGTTTTCTCCATAATACAGAATCGTTTTGAGGTGTTCCATAAGATGTTGTCTGATGTCTTGTGTCTGTATTAAAAAAATCACTCCCAACTATAAATAAAATTTTATCATAATTGAATATTGCATTTTGTTCAACAATATCATTTATTGTATCTAAAAATATTCTTGATGTTATTTTTTCGTTATAACCTTCCCCAACTTCATCAATATCTGATAATTGTCCTAAATGAACATCAACAGGAGATATTTCTAAAAGTTTCTTTGATTTTTTTTTATTTCTTTTTATTTTTTTGAATGTTGGTAATTTTTTTTTATTTATTTTTTTAAATAAATTATCAATATCATTAATATCAAAACCAATTTTCTTTTTTTTAAAAGTGCTTCTAACTTGATAACTTGTATATTTAATTCCTTTAGGATTTGTTTTGTCATTAGCAATACAATTAAATGCAGTACATTCCCATTTATTAGAATCAATATTGTGATATTTATACAAATCTTCAATAGTTAAAGGTGTATCAGAAGTTATTGTGCCTGATTTTAAATTATTATTAGAACTAACATTATTTTTAAATTTATTTTCAGCATTAACCTTATTATAATTATAAGAATTAAGCACAAAGCCTTTTAATCTCCATTTAATGAACAATTCTGACAAATACCTATTATTAGTTACATTAGGAAAAAGGTCTTTATTTTGGCTTAAAAATAGCTTTGTTGTTGTTGGTTTTTCATTCCATTTAGATACTATTTTAGCAATAGTATTTTTATCATATTTTATACCCATATATTATATCCTTATATATTAAATTTTAATTTTTTAGTTAAACACCTATTGCCATCCAATTTAAACCGATATCCACTGTTCCAAATGTAACAGAACCTCCTAAACTCCATTGAAAATCGCCATTTGTTTGATTTCTTAATACAAGTTGAGTATTATCAAAACCTGCGTTAAAACTCGTACCATTAAGAGTTAGATATAATGATGCTGTTATTGTGTATGTTGTTGTAAAAGACTTTGGGAAAGATACTGTGTACCATATATTGTTCCCTGCTGTTCTTGGTGCTAAAGGTTCTTTTCCATATTGTATTATTAATCCTCCTTGAAAATCTATTGAGCCATCATTTGTTCCAACTATTGTTCCTACACTTGCATCGTTTTCTGCAAGTTGATTTAAATCACTTGCTTTAATTAAACCCTTATAACTTGCAAAACTTGTCATATCTACATAAGCCATATCTTTTTACCTCTTATTAATAATAATATACATATCCTAAATTCTCTGCTTCTGTATCTCCTGAAAACCAACCAAATGATTGAGCATTATAATTATCATCATCATAATCTGTTGGAGAAACATATTCTACCCCACCATCATTTCCGTTTCCATTTCCATCTGCGTTTGTATTCCAATAAAATCCCCAATTAAAATCTCCTAAATCATATACTTCTGCATTATAACATTTAATCGAACCTTTTTTAGCTTCATAATTTTTTGTTAATCCGATTATTTCATATCTTGCATTTTCTAATCCTGTTGATTTATCGGTAATTTTAATGAAATCTGTTAATTCATAAGTCATATTTTCTAAAGTTGTATTTGCTGTAACAAAAGACATTCCCCTTCCAAATCTTGCTACTATTCTATCAGCTAAATCTTCTGCATTAACACTATTATCTAATAATTTGCTTTCTATTGTAAGTGATTTAACACCATATAAATCAACACTTGTACTATCAACTAATACATAATAGTCATCATATTTTTCTGTTGTACTATTCCAATTATATTTAATTATAACTTGATTATAAATATACTTTTCATCTACTTCATAAGATACATCTGTTAAATTTTTTGCTGTAATACTATCATCTAATTCAGGAATATCTGTTGCCAACCATTTAGGAGCAAATGTTCTCCATTGAAATTTTCCTGTATTTGTAGAAAAAAATGTCGAACCAAAAGAAACTTTAATAACTTCTGCAATAGCTTCTGCAATAGTTTCATTATCATAAAATCCAACAGTATTATTAAAAATTATATTATCTGTATTTGTTTTACTTTCTAAATATCTTGTATAATTAATGTCGTTATTAGATGTTGATTGTGTATAGTCTAATTTACCCGATGTTTCATACCAACTTAATTTAGTATTAGTATCATAATCATATCCTGTTAATAATGCCCATATCCACCAAGAAACATCTTTACCTGTTGCTTCAACTAAATATGTATCAGAAGTTGTATCAGATGCATCTTCTTTTGTTTTCATTTCATTATCAAGAAACTCTTTATATTTATCAACTAATTGTAATGTTGCTTTTTCTTGTTTTAATGTTAGTTTTTTTATGAATCCTGAAAATTGTCTTATAAATTCATTTGGTAAATCTTTTAATCCAATATCTACTGTAACAGGTCTTGTCATATATTTTCTATTATAAAACAAACTTGTATTTTTTAATTCAGAAAAATATCCTGTTGAATTATCAAGCATCAAACTAATATTATTTGATTTACCTTGTTTTTGTTCTGTTTCAATATTAATGCTTTCAGTTATTGTAGGAAGATTTTTAATATAATCAGATATATTAAAATTCGTTGGAGTTTCAACTAATGTAGGAGAACCAAAAGCACCTGTTCCAAAAGCACCTGTTCCAAAACCTTTGGCTTCCGTTGTTGCAACAATTAAATTAACATTAATTTCTTTATCAAATAAAGGAGTATTTTGATTTTTAAGTTTATTTTCAAATTCACTTGAAACTGTTATCATTTATTTGTTGTCCTTTATAGATTGTAATAAATTTGCTTCATTTTGAATATTAATTAATACCTCTGATGTCAATTCATAATTTTCTAAAATATAAATAATATTATTGTCTACTTCAATATCTTTTAATTTTAAGCTGTATTTTTCTCTTAAACTTTTTGATAATTCATAAGCCTGTATGTTGTAATTCATTTGATTAAATTTATATATATATTCAACTTCTATTGCTATTGCAATATTTGATATTAATAAAAATAACATTAAAAATAATATTTTTTTCATATTAATCTCCTATTGGATTTAAAACTTCCACTTTTAAATAAACTGAATATAAATTACCATCAACTTCTGTAAAATCATCTTCACTCGACACCGCTATATCTGTCCATTCAACAAAATTTAATGCGTACGAAGGAATATAAACTTTTGCTGTTACACTTATAAAATCTGTACTTGAACCTGTTGCTTCTGTATCACTTTCGTAAGTTGTTCCTAATGCTCTTACTCTACCTTTAGTAATACATTCACTATCAGCACCATTTCCACGATGTCTATAATTAATATAAAACACTACACTATCTTCCGATGATTCATTTATTGGATGTGTTGAAGTATCAAGAATTGTTATAAAATCTGCATCAATATCATTTTGTCCTTTTGAAGTGAATGCAACAGATGAATTTGTAAAAGAACTTGAAGAACTTCTTAAAGTAAATCCTAATAATTCATTTGCATATAATGTTTCACCTGATTTTGTTTTAATTCCATTTACATAAGCTGTATCTACATAAACTTCACTAATTAAAAGTTTATTATTATTTGATGTTAATATCGTTCCATCTGTATCAGGAATTGTTAATGTTCTTGTTGTTCCTATTGTTATTCCACTATTTTGTAATTTAACTATTTTACTTACATCTGCATCATCATAAACATTAAAACTTGCATCTGAAAATGTTGAAGTTGTAGAAGAACCAAGTCCCCCACCTCCGATTCCGAATGGAAAAGACCTTCTGTCTTGTACTTCCGAGCCACCTAAAACATTAGTCAAAGTATTACTTGATGTTTGAAACCTTAAAACAACTCTACAAATTCTGAAAGCTGTTTGTCTTAATTCTGTTGGTACAGAAGTTATTGAATAATTACTTGCATCGGCTATAGCCTCATCAGAACTTCCATACTCTCCACTTGGTAATAATACAAATAAATTTCCATCTTCATCTTGACTGTTTTGATTTGCAAATATTTCTAAACCATAATAAGTATTATTTCCTCTTAATGAATTTCCCTCTGCATCAACATCAATTTCTCCTAAATGGGAAACTTTTTTATAAGGTTCATTTGGATAATTAACAACATAATAAAAAGAAGTATCTGCACTAAAATTTTGTCTGTGCATTTGATATACTAAACCACTTGTAACATTTAATTGAATTGTATCAACTTCTGGTGCTTGTATAGTTCTTTCTAATGTTGATTCAACTCCACTCCACCAAGTTGCACCTAATACTCTTATTTTTTCAGATATATGAGATATTCTACCACGATAATTGTTTTCCCTACTATCTGTGTATCTTTGATAATTTAACACACCATAATCAATTGTTGATTGAGTATCAAAACAAGCAATTTTTCCTATCCAAGCAAAAGTATCTGTTGGAAGTTCTGTTGTTGCATTTAATGTAACAACTCCACTTGATAAGCTATAATAAATATTGTTTTGAACAGGTGTTGTAGAATCTCCTAAATTTAATGCTACTGTATCAACAGGAACGAATCTTTCAATACCATCTAAATTAACAATTATTTCTTCTGTTTCATCTGAATTATTATAAACACTTGCATATATTTGTGTATCGGTTACTGTTAAATATACTTTAGGTTTTGTTTCAACTGTTCCTGATAATAAAAATTCTAATTGTTTTGATGTATTCGGTCTGCCTGTTCTTAATTGAGTTATTAATATACCTGATGTTGAACTATTATCTAAAACTAAAGCAATTAATACTTCTTGATTTGGTAATGTAGGTACTATATTTGTTAATGTTCCTTCTGTATCTGCAGATAAATATAACAAATCATTATTTGAAAATTCTGATAAATCTAAATCCCTTACCAATCCAAAAGTTGTTATTCTACCTGTTGTTCCGTTTGATATATCTTGTGTTGCTATTCCAATTATTCTTGTTGTAATAAAAGAACTATCTGCTATTGCTAATGATAAACTTGGAAAACCTCCAACAATATCTGAAACATAACAAACATTTCCGTTGTAGATTGTGTCTCCTGTTAAATTAATTCCTTGTGCATATTGTTCTTGTCCTATTGTTAATCTACCATCGTTATTCAAATCTAATTCAAGTGTACCTGTAACATTATCCCAATGTAGTCTCCCTTCTGTATGAATATCGTTGTTTTCAAAACCTGTATCAAAAATAATATTAGAAGTAACTAATGTATCTATTGATAATGATGGGTCAAAAGAAATACTATCAATATTAATATTTTCATTTGCAAATCTAAAATAATTACTGTCATTAATATCGTTTGCATTATGATAATGAGGTGTGTCTGCTTTTGTTGATATAGTATCGGCATAATGACTAAACATTGTGTCTGCCATTTCCCAATTATCTATTAACAATCCTCCCCAAGTATCTGTATCTTGCCCTACTTGTGGTAGCTTGAACACATTTAATAAAGGAGCAGTTTCATATGCCTGAATACTAACGGAAAACATTAGCATTAAAATAAAAAATAAAATAAACTTTTTCATATATTATACCTCTTGTAAATTTATTTGGCCTGTATATGTAACATTGTTTTCATCTAATGCAAACTTTGGTTCGTTTGCAAATGCTACTTCAAAATAATTTTTTTTATATATTGTTGTTCCTATTGGATATACTGTTGTTATATCTCTATCAACTGTTATTATTTGTTCTGTTGCATCGTTTTTTACTAATTTAACAATAAAATATTCGGCTGTTGTTGATAATCTTATTACATCTCCTTCTACAAAATTATCGTTTCCATCCAATTTTAATATCTTTTTATCTGTTGCTATATATTGTGATGCTTGATTTAATGTTGTTGTTGATACAAAGTCTGCCAAATCACTATCAACATAAAAATTAAATATTTTATCATTATATCCAACCATATTATTTTTTTGGTCAGCAGTTAAATGTAAAAAATTCAAATCAATAAAATATTTTTCAACACCTTTATATATTTTTAATGATTGATTATTTAATCTATATTTTTTTTCTCCTAATTTCTTTGTATATATATTAAATGGTAATTCAGGATTTTGTTCAAAAGTATAATTAAATGTTGTACTACTATCGTCAGCAGTATATTCAAACTTACAATTTCCCATTATAGTTGTAATCCTCCGTTTTGTAATTCTGATTCTTCTTCTAATACAGGCAATACATTTGTTCTTACAAATTCCCTTGTTGCATCTGTTGGTTCTGATTGTGTGCCTAATGCATCTATAACTACTATTTTAACACTTGTTCCATTTTCTTGTGGATTAATATTATTTATAGAAGGAATATCTGAATTTGGAGTAGATACACCTGCACCTCCACCTGATATAGTCATTCCACCACCTCCACCATTAAATGATGTTGATGCTATTTTTTGAACTTGTGCTATAGCTATTGCTCCGTGAGCCGCCGCTAAAGGAATATTAAACGGAAAAGGATATGTTCCTAAAGTTTTTGCAACACCTTGAAAACCTGATATAGTTGCTTCTGCTATTGCACTTGCTTTTCCTATTTCAAATAATTTTCTGCTGTTTGTATTCATTAAACCCGACATTAATTTTAAACCACTTTTAGTCATTTTTATTTTATTTTTCCAAACTATTTCATCAAGTTTCATTCTTGCTTGATTATTGTCATATTCAAGAAAAAACATATCTCCTAAATGTGATTGCAACATTTGGAATTCTTGTTGGTTAAAATCTTGAAAATTTGTCATTCGTTCTTCCATTAAAGCATCTTCAAATTCAAGTCTTGCTTGTCGTTGCTGTGCCCACTGTTCCCGCAATTTATCTATTGCTCCTGCTTCAAACTCATCTTCACTATCATTACCTGTACCTGCAAGTCCTTCTGATTTTGCCACTTCATCCATAGCTTTTCTTTCAATAATAGCTTCTAATAATTTTTGTCTATATGCTTCCCAATAATTAGTCATTTCAACAATTTCTGCTGATTCTTCATCAAAACCTGCATCAACAAAATTTTTAAAATCAAGAAATTGGTCTACAACTTTTTTTTCTTCTTTTGCTAACTTTTGATATTCCATTTGTAAATCATCTAATTTTATTGACGATAATCTTTGAACAATATCTATTTGTTCCTCTAATGTTGTTTGTAATGGTTTTGTTTTTTTTACTGTTGTGTCCATAACTTCTGCCAAATTATTTGCAACAATCTTTAAACCTTTTGCTATATCTTTTACTAATGGAGCAAATCTCTTACCTATAGCTTCAATCAAATCTCCCATTGAATTTGTAGCTTGTTTAACAGAACCTGACAGAGTTTCTCCCATTGCTTTTGAAAATCCACCAATCTGTCCTTCTATTTCATCAAGAATAATTCCCTGTGCCGATGCAACATCATTCATATCCATAAAATTTTTTATCATATCTTTTTGAACATCTGTTAGTTTGATTCCATTCCTTTGAAGAGCAGTTACTCCTACAATTGGGTCATTTAGAGCCTTTCCTAACAACAAACTTGCATTTGTCATATCTGTACCCATAAACGATGCCAAATCAGATGCTGTTTCTAATGCTCTTGGAAATACTTCTCCTCCAATTTCTTTGAAAGTTAATAGCATTGCCTGTGCAGATAATATTGTTTCATCTCCAAATTCTGTTACATTTTGTAATTCTGATGCCATTTTTTTTAGTTCGTTAGATGTTAATCCTACTACATTATTCGTTGCTTTTAATACCGCATTGAGTTTTTTTTCTGCTCTTTCTTGTACTCCATAGATTTGAACCATTTTTCCAACAGCTACTGTAACACCTGCAAAACCAACAGCTAAAGTTTTAAGTGATACTTTAATATTGTCAAAGTTTTTCTTTGATGTTTTAGTAAATCTATTTAATTCTTTTTCTGCTTGTTTTGTATCGGCACTTACTTTCAGTTTTACTTCTTCGGTCATTTATTTTTCCTTTGATTATTATAATAATCTGACTTTGCTTTATCCATAATATCAAATAATCTCATTATATCCCATCTCTGTTCATTGATACTTCCTGAATCAGGTAAACAATGAAACTTTTCACAATTATTATACAAACTTAATACATAACTTTCAAAGGTTGTTAAGTTCAATTTCTTTAGTTTAAAAGTCCACCCTTCTAAACTACACCTAACAACCTGTTTTAGTTTTTTGCTGATTTCTCTAATTCTTTTTCGTTATTCATTTCATCAACAATTCTTTCTAATTCAGTTAATACATAATTAGATGTGATTTGCAAAAGCATATCTTTAGTTACTTTTTCATCATCAATAGAAACTAATCCTTTTTCAAGTTTAATTAATCTTAATTCATTATTAAATTTTTGTAATTCTCCAAACTTTTCAGATTTGATTTTGTTTACCATTTCTTTTTCATTATCTGTTTTAGGTGTTTCTTCAAAAAACTCCATTGATTTAGCAGATAATTCTTGCAATTCAAATCTATCTTTTAAAGTAAAGATTTGAGCAACTACAACAGACTTATTTGTATCGTCTGCCGAGTTGCCCACCATAAAATTTTTAGTTTTATTAATCTTATTTCTAAATTCTATACCCATTATATTAACTCCATATATTAATAATAATTTTTATTTTTATGCTGTATAAGTATTGTTAATTGAACTAATTTTAAAATGATAACTGTCTGATGTTGAATATTCTGCAATACCATTTAATGAACTTGACAATACTCCATCAGTTAATTCCATCGGCATTTCTGTAAGTCTGAGTTGTGGAATGTCAATTGTAATACTATAAGGAGATGTATCGTGTGATAATGTTAATAAAATATCTAATGTTGTTCCGTCTTGATATTTATCAAAAACTGTATCATCATAATATTCTAAATCAAAACCAAATGTAATTTCTCCTCTTAAAGCAGTAAGTCTACCAAGATTATCTCCTGAACCTAAACATTTACCTGCATCAAGATTATTGTTTACATTAAGATTAAAAGATGTAACACAACCAAAATCACTTCCACCTTCTGTTATTGTTCCGTTTGCAAATGTATATGGTTCATCTACTGAACTTGCTAATGCATCAATATCTGTTGCTGATAACATAAAAGGAGATGAATATATTTCATAAGCATCTCCACTTACCATTATATCATTTTCTAATACCAATGTTGTATCGTTTGTTACAGAAGTTACATAACTCCAAGTATTATCTGTTGTATTTTTAACTAAATAATTAATTGTTGTTGGTGTTGGTAAAGTTGTTTCAAAATTTTGTGTGCTATCAACTAAACTTCCCGCTACTGTTGAATCTGTTGTTCCACTATCTACTAATACATCTGAACCATCTGTATCATCATCAATTTTTTCTTGTTCTTTACCTATTAAATCAAAACTACCTGAAATCATTTCTCCGATTGCAGAACTCATTTCAATCGAATTTACACGAACTCCTTTAAATCTCTCACCAAAAGCAGTACCTAAATATTTATCAAGTGAAAAACTTTCTAAATCTGCATTTGTATCAAAAATAAAATTATGTGTAAATGGTGCAATTACTTCAATAGTTGCTTCTGCATCTGAATGAGCATAAGCCAAAGGTCTTTCAATTGTAAATGTAGGACTTGCTGTTATGTCTGTTATTTTAGCACATTCTGAAGTTGTTCCTGAGCCAATCTGTACTATATCGTTTGCTAATATTCCTGTACCATCTGTTAAAGTTATTGATGTTGCACCTTTAACTACTGCTCCATCTAAATCTGTACTCCAACTATCAGCTGTTCCTGTTGAATAATATTTGCAACCTGCTCTTAATAAAGTTTCAAATCCACTTGCAGGTTTTACTTCTACAGGTAAACTTCCTGTTCTACTTGCATTTACTTCAACTGTTGTTCTTGGAGCTCTTGTTCTATTTAAAGCATTACTTGAAACTACTTCTTTTTGTAATCCTAAACTACAAGAAAGTGCCTCAACTGTGTGTTCATTACCTAATTCAGGAAATTCTCCCCAAGTTTTTTCAATCCCACTTATTATTACTGCTCCGTTGTTTCCTATTAATCCACCCATTTTATCCTCCTAAATTATATACATTTTTTTAAAATTTCTAAATTCATTGTCCAACCTTGAACTACATCATCGTCTGCATTAACTTCTAATTGACTTCCACCTGTTATTGTTAATTCTGTCCAATAACCTGAAACCTGTGTATTGTTATTTAATACTGTTCTTACATCGTCTGCAATTTTTAAATATCCAACTTTCTTTTTAGTATCATATCCAACTTGAATATTACTATTATGTGTTGATTTAATTAATATTTGTAAATCAACTTGCATTGTTTGATTGATTTTATTATTTAATACATTTTCTGTATCAACTGATGTTACTTCTATATTAATAAAAGGTGTTCTTGGAAAACTTCTTGACAATAAATTAGTCAATTTATCATTTTCTATTTCTTCAATATAATATAATGTGTTACCTTTTGTTATTTGTGCTTTTAATATATCTTTTAATTTATTTACTGTATTTAACATATTTATTTAATACCCGATTTTTTAATTGAATCTTTTATATATAAATCAAAAATTCTTTTTATCCTTTTTCTATTTTTAGGACTAAATCCCATAAATCTTCTCATTCTTTGCTGATAAGGAGCATATTTTTTAGCCTCGTTACTTATTCCTATTATAACATACTTTATTGTTTGTTTCAAGAAATCAACACCGAGTCTTAATTTTCCTGTATCTTGAAGTAATTTAGCTGATTTATCCAATCTTCTTTTTGTGTCTTTTCCAACCCATCTTCCACCCGCTTTAAATGGTTGCCATTTATTTTTTTCAGGTGTTTGTTCTTTCCCTATGTTTTCCCTTGTTGTTTGAGTTATCATATAAGAACCTGCATCATTTAATGGTTGAGTTGTTTTTGCTATTTTCTTTGATGCAGTAGTTAATTTTCTTAATATTTTGTTGGTTTTAAAGGTTGCATTTATTTTCATTATTCCATTATATCAATAGATGGAGTAAATGTATCATAAGCACTTACAGAACCATCATAAGATGTCATTTTAAACACTTTCTCCCCGTTGATTGACTCACTATATAGCTGAGTTTTTTTATCGTCATTATCTGTTATATCAAGCTGAATATCTCCTGATATAATTTTATCCAACATTTCTTCTGCTTTTGTACACATATCTGTTAAATTTTCTAATGCTACTTCTGAAAAAAATCTATAAATTATTTTACCTATTTTGCAAGTTGCTAAATCAATTGCAATCATTTGTACTGTTGAGTTTGTTAATAATGTTGTTTCAGGTGTTGCTATTGTTTTTCTTAATCTATCAAATACATAATTAATAATCCTTGTTATATGTTCTTCCATAATCAATACATTCATATCTTCATAATCATATACATAATAAATGTCATCTGTTGTTAAAAAAATATTATCATTTAATGTTAATGTGTTTAAATCATCAACTGCTGTTACATAAGAATATTCTCCTGTTGTTCTATTCTTAACAATCATATTTTCTTTTATTAAATCTGTTACAAAATCTGCTCCTGTATCAACTAATTTATTTGCTACAACACTTGTATTAGTTCCATCTGATAACTCTGCATTTTTGCTTGTATTTACTTCTATTTGCTTTATTACATCTGTCCAATTTATTAAAGCCATTATGACACCTTTCCTTTATAATATGCTTTTCTACCTAATAAAAAAACTGCACTAAAATATATTAATGCTCTTATTATTCTTATTGGTAATAAAATTAATGCTC